CTTCACTAGCCCCATGCAGTTTAGTAGGGTGTACGCTCACTAAATCTAGTTTGTTAGCTGGATCTTTGAATTCCTTGAGGAACTTAAGTTTACTTACAAGTTTCTCAACTGGTACAGCCTTACGCTTTCTAGGTGCTTTGCTAGCTTTCTTAATGCTAATATAGCTATTCAGTTCGCCCAATACCTGTTCAATGAATTTAACAAGATTACGAATTTGAATCTTTCCCATGTCACGGTAACCATCTTTAATTTCTTTGTCACCATTTACCAGTAGGTCAAATTCTGCTTGCTTGCGTTTCCACAATTCAACAATCAGTGGAATGTGTTGTGGTAGGACATTGAACCGTGCAACAATATCAACTGTCTTTTGTGAGGTTTTACCATTCAAAAAGAATTCATCAAACATGCCTTCAAGTTCACCTGCTGCCTCACGTGCCTTATCACGCATAATTTCTTGCACGTTAGGGCGGTTACTAGGTTCTTTTTCAACTTTTTGAATGACTTGAGGTTTATCAATTAACTTGATAAGCCTACCAATTTCATTTTCCAAAGTAGCCTCTTCGTGTTCTGATAACTCAAGACCACGCAAATTCATCCTTGCCAACCAACACAATGTCATTAGAAATTCTTTTTCGTCAACTTTTCTAATTAGTTTGGCTTCATCAGTTCGGTTATGAAAATCTAGATATTGGGCAAGCAATTCTCTAGCATCTTTTTTACCGTAGAAACTATTATACCAGGTAAAACCCCTTGTTAATGCAGTAGTACGTAAATCTGCATCAGGTTGAAGTGGAAAAAATGGTTCTTCACCTATATATTTTGCATCAGGATCTTTTGGGTTAAGTGCTTTGATAAAATGGTCAGCAGTTTTTTTGGGTTTGCGAGTAGCCATAATTGCTCCTATTAACGATTCATATTATATATCATCTACCATTTATTGTCAAGTAACGAAACCTACCAATCTAGCGATAAATAAGTAATATGCCAAGATTAAGCCTATACCGCCCGAATAAAACAAATGACTATAATTTCTTTGATAAGACAATATCAGAGATGTTTACTGTTGGTGGGACTGACCTCTATATACACAAATATCTAGGACCTAATGCAAATACGCCTAGTATTGATTATACACAGCCACAATATGATGCAACGAATCCAACAAATATACAGGACTTACTATTTTTAGAAAACCGTGATAGAAAATATGATACCAACGTTTACAGATTACGTGGTCATTATAATGTACAGAACTTAGACTTTGATTTAAGTCAATTTGGACTATTTCTGAACAATGATATTATTTTTATTACTGTACATTATAATGACATGATTGATATTGTTGGTCGCAAGTTAATGGTAGGTGATGTAATTGAACTGCCACACTTACTAGACTATAACCCGTTAAATGAAACAATACCAATCGCACTTAAAAGATTCTATCAAATAACTGATGCTAACTTTGCAAGTGAAGGTTTTAGTCAAACATGGTTTCCCCATCTTTGGAGAATCAAATGTGAGAAACTTGTTGATAGTCAAGAATTCAGTCAGATATTACAAGAACCTATTAATCAAGATAACTATCTTGGGTTGTGGGATAAAGATAAAACATATCCTGCAGGATACGTAATTACATATGGCGATAAAAATTATATTGCTAAAATTGATGTACCAATAGGTATAGCACCGCCCGATGAAACTTATTGGGAATTAGATACGAATCAAAACCTAAGAGACATACTAGCTACATACAATAAAAACATTGATGTAAATAATGCAGTATTAGAAGAAGCAAAACGTCTTGTACCTAAGGCAGGCTACGATAGTAGCAATTTATATATTGTTCCTACATATGGTGTTTATGAAACAAATACAGAACTATCCGGTAAATATAATCAGCCAGCACCGCCAATTAATATAAACACCGGACAAGGTGGGGCGCCCGGAACAGTAGGTACATTAACCTATATCAGAAACTCAAATTATAAAAATGCAAGTCCGGCATTGCGTATACCCAAGTCTGCAATGAAAAATATTTGGGACATGACAGTTGATAGTGTCCCGATCGACAAATTTCATACTATTAGTTTAGAAACACAAACAGTAGCCCCGCAATTAATAGGAAACGGCTCGGGGCCTGTAGAGGGCGACACTTATGTTTCTGTATATCCAATTGGTCCTGTAACAGGTCCATACGGTACCGCAGATAACACATATGCGACCGCAGATCAAAATCCAGAGGCACCGGGGTTCACTGGTACACAACCATACGGCCCCGATACAATGGATTATCGTGCAGATTGCGATCCAAGATTCCAGTATATTGCACGTAGTAGTCCAAGAAGTTTTGGTTATACCACTGGTTATTTAAGTACAACAGCAGAAGCGCCAAATGGCGAACCAACCGGAGCAGGTATTGCATTCCCGCAAAATCCACAAGTAGGAGATTATTTCTTAAGAATAGATTATTTCCCTCAATTACTATTCCGTTGGGACGGAAGAATGTGGATACGTATATCATCTAATGTGAGAACAGATACTGGATTCACAGAACAAGATAAATCACAATTGTCAGGATTCATAAATAACGATGCACAAACAAAACTAACGAACGGTACATATGTACCACAAAAGCAAGCGTTGTCAACTATTTTAACTATAGCCCCAGACACTTTACCTCCAGTAATTTAAAATTTTCTCTAATTGGCATAAATATAATAAAGGATATAATTATGTCAAATTATAGAAAAATTTGGGAAGATATGTATGGCCCGATACCATATGATGGTCACGGAAGGCGAATGGAAATACATCATATTGATGGTAACCGTAATAATAATTCTGTTGACAACCTAAAGTTATTAACTATACATGAACATTATGATATCCATTATAATCAAGGTGACTGGGGAGCTTGCCAAAGCATAATCAACAGGATGAAAATTAGTCCTGAAGAAAAAAGCAGTCGTTGTTCAGAATTAGCACAAAAAAGAGTGTTAGACGGTACGCATCATTTTCAGAATCCAGACTTTATTAAAAAAGATAGTGAGCGTAAATCAAAAAACCGTTCTGGATCAAATCATCCACTTTATAATAAACCTGTTAGTGACAGCACAAAGAATAAACGCAGTAAATCACACAAGCGACTTGTAGAACAAGGCATTCATCATTTACAACAGCAAGAACACAAAGATAGAATGCGTGAAAAATCAATGAAAGAATTAAATGAAGGCACACATGTTTTTCAGCAACCAAAGTTCCGTGAAAAAACAATAGCGGCTCAAAAAAAGTTAGTTAGTGAAAATAAACATCCATTTAATTCAGAAAACAGAATAGACCCCAATAAGATAATGGTTTTTTGTTCGCATTGTCAAAAAGAGGTAACTAAACCATCATTTGGTAGATTTCATAAGCACTAAATAATTATATTGTAAAAGGTAATTAAATTGGCAAATTTTTTCTATGACAATCAGATCCGTCGTTTTTTGATCCAGTTCGCTAAGGTTTTCAGCAATTGGTATGTAACCAAAGGCAAAGATCCTAACGGTAACGATATAATTGTACGTGTACCTATTATGTACGGTGATCAAAGTCGCCAGGCTGCAACTGTAATAGCTAACAACTCAGCAAGTAATTTACCAAGCGCACCTTTAATTACATATTATATCAGTGGTTTGGAGTATAATCAAAAATGGACACAGGACCCCACCTTTACAGATAAGTTGAATGTGAGGCAGAGAACTTATAATCCAGAAACACAGCAATATGAAACTACACAAGGACAGGCATTCACTATAGACAGATTAATGCCTGTACCATATATACTAAGAATCACTGTTGACTTTTGGACGACGAATTATAATCAAAAATTACAATTGATAGAACAACTAGGAACGTTGTTTAACCCTGCATTAGAAATACAAAGTACAGACAATTTTATTGATTGGACTAGTTTGAGTGCAGTATTCCAAGATGGTTTGACTTTTACAAGTAGAAGTATTCCAGTGGGCCAAAATAATCCTATAGATAT